TTTAGAGCTTTGCTTAATTGCTTAGCGCCTATTACCTCTGTTGGCATTTTTCATCTCCTTTGCTCTATCGTTTAGTACCTTGAGCATATTCTTAAACATTTCTGTATCAAGGTCTAGTAAATACTGGGGCGCGATACCTGTTTCTACGGCTAGCTGTGCAACCAGGTAACCAAAACTACCGCGCCCCACTATTGCGAAGGGTCATCGTCCAATACTTCAACCTTAGCTAAGGTATCTAAAAACTCTGCTCCAAACATTGGTACGGTTTGCCCGCTTGTGCGTAAACACTCCCAGGCCAGCCAGTAAACATCTGTTTGGCGCTCTAAATCTCTAAAAACCTTGTGAAACCCTGCCTTAGCGTACAACTCAAAGGCCCACTCGATTTTTGGCGTTATCGGATGCTCCGATACTGTGCCGTCAGCCCTTGTAATCTTGAGTTTTGCCATTGTGTTAGCCCCTTTTCTTTTTAGTTATGGTGCAGTTGTAATTACGATTGGTGAGTTACAAGTAAATGTAATGCTCTGAGTACCAATATCTGCTACAGCGCCGTTAATGTCTGTGGTGTTATTAACCAAAACAGTAGTGCTATATAGAGGATTAGTAGCTGACACTACAGCGCTTGTTTGCTTTAGCGTAAGAGGTACTGTTGTACCCCAGGCAGATTGCAAAGCTGTACGGACTGAGCCGGCACCTGATGCAGAATCATCATTAAGGAAATCTAGAGTAATAGTGCTGGCCTCTAGACCTTTAACAAACTTGTGAGCAGTATCGCCCATAGCTGTTACTTCAAGCTCATCAAAGCTACGGTTAATGGTAGCGCTAGTTGTATTCGTTGTTAACACAACGCTATTTAGCGTAACTTGTACGCCATTGGATAGAAATACGCTCACGGCCTACTCCTCTACTTTCTCTTTAGTTGGTTTTTCTTGTTTTGGCTCTTCATTTTGTTTTGGTACTTCTTGCCCTGTTCGCTTGAAAAAGGCTAAGTCTTCTTCGCTCCACGCCATTTTATTCTCCTATGTCCAGCTGCTAAGTATGGATATTTGTAAATCTGCCGTTAAATAGTCACCTGAAGCAACGCTTAAAACGCTTGGAGCGCTAACAGCGGTAACGTTAAAAACAATAGTGCTAGATGCCAATTTATTAAATACGGCTACTATCGTATCTTCAATACCTATAAGGTTCGAAGCGTTATCGAACATAGGCACAGTCATAATAATTTTGAAATTAGCCATAGGCGAAATGCTGGCATATGAGTTATTGCTAGGGCTTATGTATGGGTCAGCCGGAGCTACAACTATGCTGCTACTTTGCATTGTCGCCGGCGGGTAATTAAATACCGTCCACACGCCGGCGTTAGCAAGGGCTGCAGCAATAGTGCTACGTAAAGTAGTTATAGCGGCGGCCATTAGCCAACCATCGCATTAGGGCTTAAGTAAGGTGCCAGCAAACCGCGTACGGATGCCATTAAAGTATTGCTCATCTTAAATGGGCTAGGGCTATATCCATCTACGCTAGTGCCGCCGTTTTGTGTGCTAAAGCGAGATGTCCAAATATTCTCGGCCAGCATTAAAGCTGCGGCGTTAATTGCTGGGGTATTAGCGTATGTAGCAGTCTTTGTATCATCACCTGTAATAGTGCCGTAAGGCAATACACGCCTAAAGTTTTGATTGCTTGCAGTCTTTGCATATTGGATAAAGCTGTAACCCTGTGGGAATTGCCAGTAATTAAGCTGCATATTAAATGCAGGCAAAAGATTAGCCGTACCCGTGCTAAAAGGAATCGTGCCTGTGATTGTATAAGTACCGTTAAAGGTTGAACCTGCCCCGGCAACCGTAACGGACTCGCCAACAGTAAAGATGCCTGGGTTAGCCACCATCACCGTAGCAACATTATTTACTAACGCAGTACCTACTACTGGCGCACTATCAAACCACAAAAAGCCGTTAATTAAATCTTGTGCGGCTTGGCACGTATCCTCTATCCAGGTATAAGAATCATAAAGAGTACCGACACCCAAAGATGCCTTTAATGTCGCAGCGGTTACATAAGTAGCTGGCATTTTTATACTCCTTACTTACTTAGGTTTGGTAGGTCTCAAAGGGCTAAGAGACCTACCAAACTATTAGTGGGTTTTTATTATGTGAGGTTAAAGCGGCGGATACCACCGGCAATATTTACCATAGTGGCCATATAGCCATAAATAGCAATTTGTACCTGAAGATTAGATACAACGTTAACTGACATATAAGCAGTTGGTGACTCAAAAACTGTAAACGCTTCAGGCGCAATAATAAACGCTGACTCGTCAATAGTTGTTGACACAACGTTACGGTCAACGTATAGGTCTAGGCCCATCACGTTACCCTTAGCCGATGTAGTTGTTGAATTACCGCCGCTGTTCATAGGATTAGCAGCTGAGTAGATTGGTCGGCCAGTTGAATCTGTAGCGCCGAGCAATAGTGACCATTGGCTAGAACCTGCTAGGTAATTCTTAGCAAAGTAGCTAGAACCTGTGTAAGCAAGTGGTGCCTCTGTTGAGATGTATGAAATGATGCCAGCTGATGTAGCTGCTACAGCTGTAGCTTGTGTACCACCGGCTGTTAGAGCTGCAATTACTGCAGCATCGGTTACCTTGAGATAGTTATTTGTTAACTCATTAGTAATCGCGTCATAGAACCCAGGGTCAGAGCGCTCAAGCAATTCAATGCTCAGCGTTTGCATACCTGAGTACTTGGAAATCGTTGAAGTCAAATATTCTGAGACAGCATCGGTATTAGATACCGCTCCGCCTTCAGCTTCAACTGTTACCGTTGGGTAAGTTGTAAACTTAGGACGGTTAATAGTCATTCCGCTAGCTGGCACGGTTTGGCGGTCAACGCACTCAAAAGCTGGACGGCCAAAGTTACCCTGTGTGGATACGATTGACTTTAGATACTGAGTAGGGTTAAAACCTAAACCTGCAGACGAGAAATCATCGGCTGCAGTAACAAAAAGGCGTGATTCTTCATCGCCTAATGATGCTTTTACTTTACGTGCTGTGTACGCGCCCATAGACGTAATATCGTGGCGTACTCTCTGTGAGTTTAATGCACTTGGCATAATGATTTTACGAGCTGCCTCTACTGTAGGTGCAGCCTGCTCTAAGGCATCTGTTGCCTCAGGTGCGTTTTCTTCGGGGGCTGTAGTCACAGCGGCCTCGCTTTCTGTTTCGGTTTCGGTTTCGGTTGTTGTTGTGTTTATTACTGTGTTAGTTGTTGTAACTTTAGTTGATGCTGCTTCTACTGGCGTTACTGGCATATCCCCTACAGCTGCCGCAATTTTTTGCACAGCTGCAGACGGAAAGGCCGCACTTTCGACAAGGCTGACCTCTCGCAAAACTGCAGCCGTGACCAGGAGGTAGTTATCTTTAGGCTCTGATGCGGTAACTTCCACACCAACGGATAGGCCGTCCATCAACTGTTCCTGGGCTAGCAAAATTGCCGTGTCACCGGGCATACTAGAGCTAATCTTAAAGCTCGCGTATAAACCATCGCTTGTACTGTTAATAGTTTTCATACGTCCTACAGGCTTTGTATTATCGTGAGACATCAAAAGTTTAATTTTATTAGGATTCTCTGCGCTAATTGAACCAGGCGCAAATACAACACGGCCTGCACTTGTGTTACCTACTTCGCCATAGGGCGCAATTTTGCCAGCAATAATGCGGCGCTCGCCACTATCTACAGCTTGTACTACTCCACTAAACGTTAATAGCATTAGTGCCGTTCCCTCCATTAAGGCCCATTGGGCTTAGTTGTTCCATACTTTGAGCAGTTTCTAAATCTATTAAACCTAGATTTAACATTTTTTCTATTGCATCTAAACGAGCTGCAGTATCGGCGCGTAGGAATGTTTCATCTAAAGCAAAACGCACTACGTTACCGTGCGCAGTAATATCATCCATAGATAAGCGATTTTCAATAGCGCTAATAAATGGCTGCAGCGAATATGCAACAAACTCTTTACGGCCATCTAAGATATTTTGGTAAGTCATTGAATTATTCATATCCGCGCTTATGTAATATGCGGGAACGTTCATTAAACGCGCTACCTGTGTGGCTAAGTATTGGCTAGCCTCGTTGTACATCATATCTTTAGGACTAAAGCCAATATTTTGCACATCGAGAGTGCTAGTGAGGTAGGCCGTTGACCTGCTACTTCTCGCGGCCTTCCAGGCAGCTAAGATTCCGCTAACTTGTGCTTCAGGTAAATCTGCACCGCTATTTTTAATTACGCTAGTAGCCATAGGTGTGGCAGCTGCAACACTTGCGGCTTTTTCAATATCTATAGCAGCTTGAATTGTACGAGCGCCTGTCTCTAGTACTCCAGGTAACAAAGACTGAAAAGTAACAAGTGAACCAATACCCGACATAGGAGCGCGGGCGCCGTTAACGCTGTAATATTTTACGGCCTCGCCTGTCTCATCTGTTGTAACTGTTACGCGAGTATTAGCTACCCACTCAAAACCGCTAGGCCGTCCATCATCTGCATACAAACTTGTAACGCGCCAATAAGCAACGCCGTAAAATAGTAATGAATCAACTGTGTAAGCAATAGTTACGCTACGTGGCTGGCGCATATCAGGTTGGTCAAGCCATAGTGGAGATTCAAGCTTTACGCCTGTAGATTTTTTATATAACTCTAAATCTATACTTGAGATTACGCCGGCAATTAAGTTACGGCATCTTCCTACTGCGGGTACCTGGAGTGCAGTAAATCTATCCATAAACGGCGCACCGTTACCGCTTGCATAAAGTCCACCGTAGCTATAAACACCAACGCCGTAACCTTGTGACATAACGGCAGGGGCTAGCTGGGCTGTAACATCTTTTTTAGCTATGCCTAAAGTTTGCAATATACCCATAGGGCGAATTGTAGGTTATCCACAGGCAAAACGTTTACTTAACCTTCGGCGTGTCTAGATGTACACCTTAGGCTGAGATATTGGCTTATCAAGATGCAAGGCCAGCATCGCCATACCGATTACGGATGCCACAGAGCCGCTAGATTTTTTGCGCACCACTCTCCAGGCTGAATCGTTGCTTTTAGCTGCTACGGAATCCATAGCTGTGTTAAGGGCCGGCTGGTCACCGTGAACCACTCGGCGGTTATCTATTGCATCCTTGAAAACAGAGCAGGCATTATAAAACTGGGTACCGCTGCAGTCCTCTACTTTAACGCCGGCATTATGGAGCCTGTCGGCAATATGCTGGCCTGTAAACTTGTCAAAGAGTACAAGCTTAGGTAGCCAATCATCACAGTATTGCTTTATGTCAGCTGCTATTTTTAGTTGGTCAATAGCTCGGTCAGATTCCCACGTTTTAACAAGGCTAAGGCCTATGCGCCCATCGGGCATAACGGCCCCTGCTACAAGTGAGGCGTGTCGGCCTGCGTGTGGCTCAATATCAAAAGCAAACATCGTGTACATACCCGGAGCCATAATAAGAGACGTATCGGCGCACTCTTCCCAGCTTCCGGGAGTCCAAGGGCTAGTGTCTGTTCCTATCCATTTGCACAATGTCTCGGTCATAACCGCGGCGTGTGTACTAGTTGCAATAATCTCCTCTATAGCTTCCTCGCTTATGAGAGTGCCTAAAGATGGATTAGCCATAGCCCAGTTTTCTCTATTCCAAATATCACAATTATCCGGGGCGCTGTACTCGTAATAACCAACTGACTTAGGCGGCTTGCTTAGCGAGCGCTCGCGCATCTCATTTAGCACGTGGCTCTCTTTATGGCCGGCGTTGCTAGTGTAAAAACGCTGGCTATTGGGACGTGTGAGCGTAGTTGACTTTACGGCATCTAGGGCCTCTACTCCGCACTCACGTAATTCATCAACCCAAACGCAGTCTGCGCTGAGCCCGCGCGCGGAGTCAGTAGTTGCCGCGACTACTTTTACCTCAGCACCATTTTCTAAGATTATGCGCTCATTACCATTAGTGCGCTTATAGGCCTTGTCTATATTGCCGCCTTTGACCTGAGCTAAAAGGTGTGGGGTGCGTTCAATAATGCCTGCCATTATCTCTAAGGACTTAGAGGCCATCTGTCGCTGAGAGGACATAATCAAGATGTTACGCTCACCAAAACAGAATAAGCCCGCTAGTACGCGCATCCGCATCATATGACTTTTCCCGGACTGCCTGGCGCACACAAATAACGCAGACTTTTTTATAAACATATTTTCATCGTCAACGGCGCACATATCGGTAAGGATTAGTTTTTGCCACTCTAATAATGGCTGGCCAATAGATTCAGCTAGCGCAACTATTTCATCTATGCGTGATTTTGTATCGAGCCAGGGCGTGTTAAGCCGTGGATGAGTTGCCCCTCGTAGCTCTTGCTTAATTTCGGCTAGCAATCGTCTAGCCTGCCTGTAAACCGCGGGTCATAGGGCCTACGTGAACCGTTTCAACCACTTTTGGGGAAAAAGAGGACGA